GACGCTATCGGGCAAGCCTATGACTAGATTGTTGTTTGCAAAGGATACTTGCACCTCACTGGTGGTCCCACTTACCGTATGGTCTTCCCACTGGCTTGTTACCTCATTATACACAAATATTGCATTATTTGGTGATTCAGTAACGTTAACGTCCAGCAGCTTACTTAAACGGCTGAAGTCGTAGATCGCCGATTTTAGTGTAAATGGCGCATCTGATGTAAGAACGGTATCACGTTTGTTTACCGTAATAACTTGTGCTAAGGACGTTGCCATTTATTATCTCGTAACGTTTGGATTGACAGTAACTGTTCCTTCAAAAACTCGAGAAATGGTGCCCGATGAATCGGTGAGTTCTACATCATAAAGATAGCGACCAGCAGATACGTTACCAGTTGCATTTGCCGTTAGAGATAAAGTAATAGTACCGTTGGCACCACCAAGCTGTACTGCAAGCGCAGTTGCAGTAGAGGATGTGTAGTGTTTGCGCATTTGGGCGGAACCAGTATAACTTGATAAGTCAATAAAGTTACCATCAGGATCGGTGAGGGTAACAGTACTATTCCAGGTGGCGCCTTGATCGATAACTAAATTTGCTTTTGTTGCCATCTAATTTCCAAGGTTATATAGTCTTATTTATATTACCCAAGATTAATTGATATCGCCTTTATAGCGAGAGGTCCAGATAGTGAGGCTGTATTTTGTGCCTGAAGTTAGTTTCAACGACTCATGGCCATGGGTAACCTGGCCTGGCCATACAATGACCTCTCCTGCTTGCATACCCATATTAGAAAACCTCTGTCTATTAAACACCAGTTCACCACCTTCGTAATCTTCATTCAACTTAATTGAACCTGAAATTAAAGATGCATCATGATGACACGGTAGACTATCTTGGGTATCAGTTGAGTATTTAATGATAAACATATCTCTGATTCCGTATACACTTAGAGGAAACCAGTGTGCTTCAGCCTGTGGTACTACCCATTTCATAAACTTATCAGATATCTCCATGAAAAGGGAAGGGTCGATATCCTTAATTCTTGCCTCTTGTCCAGGGAACTTATCACCAGGCATAGTTTTCCAAACCCCAGTTTCTTCTGCTCTCTTAATCAGATAATCGCAATCGATCTTGGTAAGGAAAGAGAATCCTAGTATCTCATCACCTAGTTTTTCTAATGGTACCGTAGTATCAAATTCTAACTGCTTTACAAACAACGAACGATAGGTGTTCTTAAGAAAGGTCTTTTGTGCCTCTCCCCCATTACCATGAAGTATACAAGGACATACATTGGTCTTATTGTTGTAAATCTGCTTAAATTTTTGTTTAACCATTATCTCAATATCTGCTTCAGCCCCAGCCACACATTGAAAGATATAGCTTTCGTAGTCTAATTTAATATTGATTTTTTTCTTAAAATGATATTGATCAATAAATTTATTCTGAAGATAAAATTGATCATCTACCCCTGGGTCATCCTCTAATAAGGCTTTGATTGCCCATGCATATCCGATGTAAAGGCCGCTATTTAAGTATCTGTATGGGGTAGATGATTCAGGAAAGTGATGGGCAATATTATCATCTGGCCAACATGTTTTTTCAGCAGCGAACAAAGCATCACAATTAAACGATCTGAATCTATTTACGATGGTATTTAAATCGTCATTAATAAACACATCATATCCGTCAAGGAAGAGAATTATGCTTTCATCTTCTACTTCTTCTAAATATTTTCTAACTAATTTTAACTTTTGACCGCCGCCGGCGCCGGTCATATCTCCCCCTACCCATTTAACACCTCGTCCAATATTAGAAACATTAATATTAAATTTACTGGCTGATTCTTTGAGCATGTAAGACCTGCTCTCATCCGTAGCCACAGTAAGGGCGTGAAGGCTTGAATTTAATACTCTACCTGATTCTATATCTGACCCTAGTATTTCTCTAGATTCTTGTCTGAAAGGTCTAGTATCTTCATACGCAATAGCCTTAAAGAACCCAATACCAGAGTAATATGATTGAGCCTGAACTAATACTGATTTTATTGCCGGGTTAGTTGTTATGGTATGCTTTGTATGATCTACTCCAAGCATCATAGGAATAAACTCATCCACCGGTATAATAAGTTCGTTAAACCTGGATTCTATTAACTTCGCAGCACCACCGGGGCTTATAATATAGGATGAACAGAGGTATGGATAATGGGGGATGGAGAGGTCTGAAAGTATAACCTTCTTATTTGGCATCATTTCTGTATGATCCAAATAAACCATATCGAAACTTCTTAATAGTCCTTTTGCGTGATCTAAATCAAAATTGCTTTCAGGTAAGAAAACTACATCATCTTCTAATACTAAAATAGGCTCGTCTAGCTCAACACATTTTTTCCACAGGTTGTAGTGAGAAATAGCACACGCTATCTCATTCAAAGTCATACGTCTGTTTAGAAGCGGGTCGACCCACTCCTTACAGATATCGAATCCCATATCTCGAACCTGACCGTAAGTCAGTTTATAGCCATTTACTGCAGGAAACCTTTCCCAATCAAATTCATATTCATTAAGTTGGGTAGTTAGCTTATCTAACCTGTCTTTACGCTGCTCTAAATTTATAATAAATGTTTTCATGTTAACGTCTCACTGGTAGTGTGCTTACTATCAATCCAATCTTCAAACAATCTATCCACATACTTAATACTTTCAGGTAACCCCCCTGCCTCTCTCTCCCTTATCCCGCGATGATAGAGGGTAATACTAGGAAATACAGGTGGTGCAAAAAGCGGTAGTTCGTCTAATTCTAATGTAAGAAAAGAAATAGAAGGGTATTTTGGTTCTAATTGCTCAATATAGTTCAAGAAAACAGCACAATTATTGCAGTCCTTATTAGATATAGTAATAGCAAATAATGACTTATCATCATTTAAAACTATATTGCTAATTTCATTGTAATTCAAATTTTTCATAATTTATCCAAAAATAATAGTTAAGCAAGCCCGAAAACATTACTCCAAGCCGGTACACAGTATCTTACAGTAGCTGCTAGAACGAAGCCCGCTGTGCATCCCCAGCCCCAGTACATGCGCGCCCCCCACCCTACCGTAGTAGTAACGTCTGTATATTCGTATGGTGCACCATTTCTAAAACCAAAAGAGTTGCCTGTTGCATTACTTTTAACTCTCCAATTACCTACCTGCCCGGTATAATTATTAGGATCCGTCATTGCCTGCATATGCCCAGCCGCTGTACCTGACGGTAGTAGCGCACCGAGAGCTTGAAATGTTGGGTATTGATATGCCTGTGGGGTATTGACGTTTGTCATATCCGTCCACCCAGCCGGGCATCCATCAGCAGAAGCATATGCCGGGCTACTACCACCGCTAACACAAGGCCCGAGCCCGTTAATCGTACCTAAACCCGCAGTCGTTCTGTATACTTGCTCACCCACATTCTTGATACGAATAAACTCATCCCTACCTACTGTAAATGTACATGCACCTTTTCCTACCGGGCTAGTAACTCCTGGTATTACTACTTGCCCACCGGAATGATTGGCCCCGCTAAATCCAAGTCCTGTGTCAAGCGAGGTTCCTGAACTTGATGAACTCCATCTAGATCTATGCTTTGGCATATGCTTTATTTGTATATCAATTATACCAGGATTTTCTTGATAAAAATACATCTCCCACTCTATAAGGTTATCATTAGTTGCGGATATTGTTTCTTCTGCATACCCTGTATTCCCGGTACCTCTAAAATAAACTATAAAAATACCAGATGCCGAGCCGGTGCGACCGGTCCCGGATTCCTGCCGATACTTAACCAAATTACTTGAATTATCTCCTGATCCTATACATATCTTAGGTAGGTTGGGGTTATTAAAACTTATACCAGCATACGTAGTTGAACCTTCGCCAAACGTAACATAACTATTTGTACCTACATGTATGGAGGTGTAATGGTTTGGACCAAATGCAACAGCCCACGGCAAGTTTATTGTATAAAACCCATCATCTGCACCCCCAGATGTCCTGGTGGCTGTTGTAAAGTACTGGGCGTTTGTGAAGCTGTTATGAAATAGTTCTGTAGGAGTGTATGGTGCCGATCCTGATCCAGGAACTGGTAATTTGCGGGCGGTCAGTCTAACTCCTGGAAATTTCGTGCTGGTGGCTGCGGTAATTTGAGGGTATACAGGATCTTCAGCAGTAGGTCCTTTTCTGTACTCTATACCATCTTGATTTATAATGTAAGAGCTGTTAAATACAGATGCTCTTTCAGCAGCAGATCTCAGCGGTAAAAATATAGGATTAAATACATCTGATTTACCTTTAAGCTGAAGAAATCTATCGTCCCTAGGATCAGTACTTGTACCAAGATCAAATACTGAACTCACCTCACTTGCGTACACAGATGCACTTAAACCTTGAGGGGCCTGGCCAGCACCATCATATAGGTTTTGAAAGGCTGGGTAGGTATCACTTGCATCTAAATCTGTATTAACAAGAGCATAGGTCATTATTGATCAACTCCCTCTCCGCCCCTTATCTCTCCTATTAAGGTAGGACCAAAGGACATATTAGCTGTATTAATATTAGCATTAAGGGCTGATAGTAATGAACTAACCTCCACCCCCACCGCTACTGCAAACTCACTTGTCTTAATACCGCCTTTAAAAATTGTAACAGCCGGTAGGTGCTGGATGGCAAATATAGGAGGTGTACTACCTACATCAACTTTAAAGAGAGTAGCATTATTAATAACAGCATCATCAAGGCTACCTATCAGCTGAACTTGTGCTTCATCGGTAGCACAGTAAGTAAACACTACATCATTTTTATCAGTATCTTTACTGTTATTAATATTAGTATTAAGTTGAGAGACACTTAACGATTTCATCCTATACCCTCTAATTTCTTAGTTAGTACTTCCACCTGACCGCTCAGTTCCTGAACAGCCTTTGTAAGATGGGCTACAATTACGTTATATTTAATTGCTATATCATCACCATTATTAGTAACGGCTCTTGGCATCCATTCTAGCACCTCTTGGGCAATAAATCCAGTATCGGCTGTATTATCTTTCTTCCACTTAAAGTCAACAGGGTTAAGTTTCTTAATTAACTCTAGACTATTTTCAACACCTGCAATATCGTATTTGAGATGTTTATTAGATGTGTAGAAGAAGGCATAAGAGTAAATGTATAGAGTATCGATTCTACCTGTTGTAGCACTTGCACCTTGACCGACACCTAGTGAATTTACCTGGGCATTTGAATTAGTTGTAAACCCACCTTCCGATCCTTTATCACCTTTAACAGATACACCATCGCCACCCTTTAAGCCACCCTCGCCCTTTTGACCCTTAATACCAGTTATAGAGAATGTTGTAGCATCTGAATTGGTAAATGTTAGTGAATTTGCTCCGTCATTGTAGGAGGCAGAGCTTACTCTCTCACCCTTTTGACCCACTTCACCCTTTTGACCTTTTTCGCCTATCTCGCCCTTTTGACCTTTTTCGCCTATCTCGCCCTTTTGACCCTTTACACCGTTTACATAGGTGGCAGTAAGATCGGTCTTATTGAATTGAAGTGTGTTATTAGCGTCCCAAAAAACCGCCGAGCCAATACCTACACCGGTGTAGCCTAATTCACCTTTGTCGCCCTTATCACCTATTTCACCCTTCTGACCCTTCTGACCTTTTAATCCAGTTACGGTAAAGGTAGAGCTGTCAGAGTTAGTGAATGTGGTAGTTTCTGCACCATCATAAGATGCACCGCTAACTCTCTCACCCTTCTGACCTTTTAATCCAGTTACGGTAAAGGTAGAGCTGTCAGAGTTAGTGAATGTGGTAGTTTCTGCACCATCATAAGATGCACCGCTAACTCTTTCGCCCTTCTCACCCTTTTGACCTTTCAGCCCGGTAATGGAGAAGGTAGAGGAGTCGGAGTTAGTGAATAAGGTAGTATTAGTAAGATCTGTAAAGGCTGCACTATTAATTCTCTCACCTTTTTGGCCTTTTAGTCCGGAAATAGAGAAGGTAGATGAGTCGGAGTTAGTAAATAATGTAGTGTTAGTGGCATCTGTAAACGCTGCACTACTTACGCGCTCACCTTTTTGACCCTTCTCACCTGTACGGGAGAATGATATAAAGATAACATCGTCGTTATCAAATAAGGTTGAACCTGATACATGGGTAACTGCTATCTGTCTATAACCGGTCTGTGGTGTAACTAAGGTAATAGAATAAACTATGAACCTACCAACGTTCTTTGAGCTTCTTAATAGTAAGTATCCCTTAGGTGCCGCGCTATTACTATCATCAAAGGCATTTATAAATGCAGATACATTTGTTGTGCTGAACTCTGTATCACTAATTGCAATTTCGGTAACGGATGCAGGTGTTGCATTATTAAGTCTAAACTTGCCGCCACTTGGGTCGGTGTCTGTTGCTGTTGTTGTGCTGAACTGATAGGTTACGTCAGCATATGTACGCAATGGGAAGAATAGAGTACCATCATTGGTAAATCTCCATTGATCTAGTGTCTCGTCCCATCTGATATTTACGTCAGCTGATGTGCCTCTATTTACTGTTAATTGGGCATCAAGAGATGGTGCGCCAGCAACATCCTTTAATAAAACAATTTCACTGGTACCTAGATCGACTGTTGTGGAAAAAGAAACAGAGTTAACTACTTGTAGTGTGCCCTGGATAACCACGTTGTTGCTGAATGTAGCAACCCCGGTTACTCCTAGTGTACTCCCAACGTTAGCCGTCTCTGTAACGTCTAGGCCGTACTTGACTCTAAAATTTTGCGTATTCGCTGCCATTAGCTTCCCTTTCCGCTAATAAGTGATTCTTATTATTGTTATGTTAGTGCAACTCTCAACATCTTAAATGCTACTGACCCAACAGTCGAGAGTGCGTATAGTCTGACAGCAGTAGAGGTGGCGTTAATTGTATATGTAGCGAACTGGGTATCAACGTAAATAGTACCGTATTCAGTCATGTGCGCATTACCTGATCCATATACAACACTCAACTCAGACATAGTCTTTTTCTCTGTGTCAGCTGTATTAATTGCTGTAATGGTATATTTAGCAGAGGTGAAGTCCGCAATTGCAAAGCTATCAACCAGGTTGGCGGTTGAAGAATTAGGAAATGTTAATACTGATCCTAATGCTGTAGAGGTGACTCTTGAAGAGGAGTTACTGTAAACCGATACTGAGTTATTCACGGTCAATGAGCCGTTAGAAATAACCATTGAGTTACTTACTCTTACTGTGTCACCGGCATTAATAGTATAGTAACTAGATGTGTTTACAGTGAATAAAGAGGTATTGACTGTAACGTTGGCTGCATTAATATAACTGTTAGAAGTAATATTTAATGTATTGCTGCTAACGTTAGCTAACAAACCGACCATACTTACGTTTGAGGTAGATGAGCCAATTGTAAGAGTGCTTCCACTCTCTACATTACCACCTCTGATTACAGGAGTTGCAACTGCATTACCTACAAATACGTTACCAGTAATAATACCGTATGCTGCGGATACATTTAAGTTAGATGTAAGGTTAACTTGCCCACCTGATACTGAAACGTTTGCACCATTAACAGAAACGTTAGATGCATTAATGTAAGTATTAGATGGGATATTAAGTTGTACCATTGTCACACTACCAACGTTACCAACGGCGGTCAAGTTGTGTGTGGTGTTAGATCCGATAGTGGTATTACCGTATACGCTTATGGTTGCAACGTTAAGGGTGAAGGCGGCTGCATTGACTGTAGTATTAGATGTTACTGTTAATGTATTGCCGTTTAAGGTGGTATTATGAGAAGAGTTTGAACCTAATGTCGTATTGCCGTATATGCCAATTGTTGCTACGTTTACTGTCAGTGCAGCTGCATTTACTGTTGAATTAGAAGTAATGTTTAAATTATTAGCAGAAACGTTGGCTGTGTATCCAGTAATAATTAAGTTAGATGATGTTGTACTGTTTGCAACACCTAGTGTCAGGGTGCTAATATTGGCTGTATTACCTGCACTACCACCCCTAATAAGTGTTGCAGCATAAGTGTTCGCTGTAAGTATGCCGATTACACTTCCGTTACCTGTAACGTTAGCACCGCTTGTAGAACCCTCCACAGATACGATTAAATTGGTAAGGGCGTCGGCTAATACGTTGGTCTTACCAACCAAGCCGGCAAATGTATCGGTTGCAATTACAACATTGGAAACTGGTTTAGCCATTCTTTTCTCTGATTAAATTTTTTATAAGAGCGTCCATCTCAAGCAATTTCTGTTTGAGATCGTTTATTTCTTGCTCGTTTTGCGCTTGAGCGGTCATGCTTTCGCGCTGTTGTTTGTATAATTTAAACGCATTAACATTGGTATTTATCAATGCGTTTGTTCCTTCGTCTCTGACAAAATTAGGATCATCAGTTTTAATCATGTTACACCGAGACTGCAATAGCCCTTACATCATCTAACTTAGGTACCAGATAGGTAGTATCCGAAGTCAGTACTATTTTCAATGCCATGTATTTGTAAGAGTCCATAGCTTCTTGATTTTTAGTATAGTATCTTGCGATGTTAGAGTTCTGATTGTACTTGAAGGCTTCCTTACGATTAGTAACCTTTTCAATAGTCAGACCAGTTATTGCAGTACCAGGACTGGTACTGTTAAATGTAACTGGGTTCTCAAGAGTAATAGAGGTATCACTATCAACAGTAGCAACCGGGCTAATAAAGTAATCACTGGTTGAACTGGTTCTAACTATTTTAACAATATCATTTGAAGTTAGAGCTGATGAGAATGCAGTATTTGAACCTGTAACGGTAGTATTACCAGTATTAGCTGTTCCATAACCTGCTAATACTGATACGGTTGGGGAATACTTAAATGTGTATTCGTATTCTCTAATGTCATTCTCGTTTAAAGATGCGCTGAATAAACCTGAAGAGGTAACTTGATCAAGTAATGACCAGTCTTTATCTTCAAATGCATCTTGATCGGCGGCATTAAGAACTTTAGCATATACGTAGATATCAGTACCTGAAGGCTTGTATGCAGAAATAAATACTTTAATATCTTCTGCATCCAGGCCATCGGCTAATACCAGTCTCTTAGAAACGTATTTGCAGCTTGCATTACCATATCTTGTGTTTTCACCAGCAATACTATTATTAATTAAATATTTACTGGATACTAAGGATGCTGGTGATACATCAACAACAGGTGAAGTAGTTGTATATGACGTTCCGAGTGATAGAGTAGTAGAAAGAGATTTAGTTAAGGTTGATCCGACTATCTCATTAGACTTACTCTTAACCACTGCTGTATCATTTACATTTACGTTTGTCTTACCATTTAACTGGTAGGGAAGAGTGGCTGTACCGCCTGCAGACTTGGTAACAGTTAGCGAAGGGGTAATAGTAGTACCCGGGGTAATTATACTATTAATGAACGGATTAAAAGATGCTACATCTATATTATCAACTGATGAAACCTTTGCCGAAGCATTAGAGATATCACCTACAACCAATGCATTATATGTACTGTTAGATGTAAATACTTTAAACACGCTGTTAGATGCATTAGAATCTTTTAGATATAACTTACCTTTAGTAGAGTTGTAATAACCTACTCTACCACTAACAACTCTTTGAATGCTAGCAGCAAGGCTTGCACTTACAGTATATGCTGGAGGTCTGTTAACTACAATAGCAGTTGAGTTAGCAGATTGAACTCTCAACACATCATACTGTTCATCTACACTGTAATGCGCAGCCCCTGATGCTGCAGTATTAAGTGGGGCATCTATAGTTAGAGAGTCATTACTTGTAACACTAATGACCTGTCTTACCTCATTACCAATTCTAATAAAGTCCCCATTGGCATACTTTGTGGTAAACCCGGTACTAGTAGCGGTGGCGTTAGTAATGGTTATAGTAGAAGAGGTTACTGTACCAGTTCCTACACTATTAGCTGTGCCGTAAACAATTAACACCGTATCGTTGGCAGATAATACTGATGATAAGCTACTACCAGTTGTAATGGTAGAGCTTGATGTATCAGTGGTAATAGTACTGTTTAGATATGAATTAGCAAGCTGGGCTATCTCTTCCCCGCCGGTGAACGAGCCAGAATTATTTGCAATAGTCAAATACTCTGTATCGTCATTTGTTAATACTAGGGTTCCAGAGGTTGAAGTAAATTCTGCTCTATATACGTTAAATTTAATATCCTCGTCTTGCACAGCAGTAAATGCTCTATTACTAGTTGAATAGAACATCGTACCCTCACCCCAGGTCTTATTAGGAGTTTTTGTAGTATCTAGAACGTCAGGTAATCCAGGTATTGCAGTCCAAACTCTATAGTCTGGTGAGGCAGCATCTGGAGAAAGTACTATTGCATATTCTCTACCAGTTCTAACCTGAACAGGAGAGGGAAAGTTAAACATAGTACCTACGCTTGCATTATTACTTATACTTACGTTAGCAGATGATTTATAGACTGTACCAAACGGTACAATGAAAGGCCTGACAGATCCTTCATCACTGACCTCTCTTATATCTAATGTAACTCCTTTTGTTGTATCTTTTTCTTTAAAAAATACCTCAACTGCAGTTAAATGCATAAATTCCGATGAGCCCTGGGGATGAACATAAAAGGTTTGAGCAAGAGGGTCGCTACCACCGCCGTCCCCTCCTCCGCCGTCCCAAGAAACTCCTCCTCCATCAGCAGGTGGTGGTGGTGTTAGATCCACTGTATTTGATACTGCCCAGTTATTAGTAGTTTGATTAATTACTTGAGTATTCTGAAACGTGGATACATAAAATGCATCTTTTTGTGCTAAATTAAATGATTTAGTACTGGTAGTAATAGCGCCTGAGGTGCCGTTAATAGAGAAGGATGAGAACTTACCCGTACTCTTTGAAGTGGCACCTGATTCCGATACTAGTGTACTAATATCCATTACTAAGAATTCTTTTTCACCAGAGGTAAATGTATCTCCAGGTAAGTAGACTATAATACATAGTATCCCGCTGCTGTCAGCAATTAGATCAGGGCTTGAACCCTTATTGTAAAGAGGCAAAAAACTAGCTAAGGTGGCATTATTGGGACCATCAATACTTTGATCGGATATGTTAGCAGGTACGCAATATGAAGTTATATCTACACCATCGAAAAATACATAGTGCTCTGCCCCTGGTCTCAGCCCTGATACATGTAATGCAATTCTTTGCTCTCTAATGTAAGGGTTTATATTTACACTCTTAAGAAAATTTCCTACATCCTGGGTGGATGTAATAGTGGGAGCTGGATTGATCTTTTGAAATGAATCTGTCCTGGTAGTAGTAAGAGTTTCAGAGAAGTTTTGAGTGGTAGTAGTAATAAATTCATTAGGTCTAGTGACTACTGTTGGACCTTGAACTACACCACCTGAACTAACTTTAATATTATTAGGCGTAAGATTTAATTTACCTAATGCATCATTAACTGAATTAGTTAACGCACTTATAGGATCCGCTATATTAATATCAATGACTGAAGTGCTTAGAACATCAGTGTCAAAGAAATTATCTACCTTAGGAATAACTATCATTTTGCCAGAAAAACTCCAAGAGCCTGTTACTAATGTTCTCTCTTTATTAGCATGCGGCTGACTGACGAAGGTAGAAGTTGTATAAGGTAAAGTTACTAAATCTCCAAGCTTGGAGGTGTTTGTACCTGTACTTGAGTACTTAAGGTCAACAGGAACAAGTTCTTGCTGAGGGGTAAGTTTTGACTCATCTGTATTAATTAATGCCTTATACTCACCGTCGTTTATGTTAGAGATTTGATAGTCACTAAAGGAGTCAACGAAGAATCCATTTTTAAAACGCTCAAAGGAAGTATTAGCTTCACTTGGAAGAGTTAAGTTCTTAGTATCAGCCTCTATGGTATTGAGTAATGTATAATATTCGAGTTTTTGAATTCTTTTTTCCAGCGCGTTGATATCATTCATAGTATATCTGCGAGTCTGGGAAAGTGAGACGGTGTTCTTAAGGTCAGGTCGTTTTGCTACTGAAGCAGCTTTAGAGGTAAGGCTTGGAAACGGAGCAATAACTACCGTACCTATACTCATAGTGTCTGCTTGTGGAGGTGGAGGTAGGGGAGTATTAGATGGAACCCCTTCTATAGTAGTTACTCTACCAGCAGTATTAAGCACAACCCTATCTATACGAGACATGTATGACTCAATAGTAGTCTCAAAGCTTCTAGAAGGGCATGGGAAGAACTTTTCACCAGCTACAAATGTCTCTGTTAATGATGGATCGATAGTGGCCGCGGCTAAAGTAGTAGCTGCCAGAGAAGCTGTATTAGCTACTATAGGTCTAAAGTCTATAGCATCTCTTAAAGAGATAGCTTCACCAGACGTTGGTGAAATATAAATTGGAATTGTCTCAGTTCTAATTTTATTTGAGGGCAGGGTAGTTGTAGTATCGTCAAGCGGATATGATTCTGTGGACATGTATTTGCCTGAGCCATGCGTAAACGATTTAACTTTAACAGCAAGACAACTGGTTGCCGTTAAGCTTAATGTTGAGCCTGGTTTTTTAGCAAGATAAGATAGACCGTAATAATTATCTTTTTGACCGCTTTGAATTAAAAACTCATCGACATAATTAGTAGTAGATTCTGAGTAAGAATTACTTGCTCCAACGTATACTGCATCTAAAGAGTATACATCAGGTATACCTAGACACCACGGACCTGTATTTGATGAACTGAGCTTATCAGTAGATAATTTTACATAAACAGGATTATTAACTGTTTTGACCTTTACCGCTGGCTCAATATTCTTTAGGTTGTGGTACATTGTAAATGTAGTTGCTACATTAGTAGCCGCACCAACACTTACAGTTAAACCTGTAGTAGAGTCTGCAGTTATAGTGCGCACAGGGGTTCCGGTGCGATTCATATCAATAGGCACTAACGAAGGAAACGTAATAAAGGCGGCGTTGGCAACTGCATTGGCAGTTCCTCCACCTAAACCGCTAAACGTATTAGCTAGTCCTAGTAGCTGATCATTGTAAATGTATGCAATACGCTGTGCGGCACTATTACCAATAGAGATATAGTCTCCTACTCTTAAAGCGGTAGTAAATAGTGTACCGGTGCCTACAACATTTGTTTGTGTTGTATTGGCTGACACAGTACCAGCAACGTTAGATGAATATTTAAACGAAGCTTGTGGTATAATAATAAATTCTTGTTTATCGGAGCTGCTTAGGCTACCAACACCATACGGCAGGATATTTGCACCAGAGAATGATACTGATACATTACCCGAGGTGGTGAGGGTGGCGGTGGTAGAAGTTCTAAAAATAAATTCTTCTGAAGTTAACTCTTTAACAGCAAAGGTACCAGTATTAAATATTAAAGTATCGTTTTGAAGATCCTGTAATTCGGCTAATCCATTAGTCAGAACAACGTCTGCGATAGCAGTGGCAGTAATGGTAATACTTCTAACATCTTTAAAGTTTTTCCCTGATGACATCACCACATTGAACAGATACAGCTTATAAGTGCAGTCAGGTGTTCCTGGTGTACCGCTGTTATACTCTACTGACCTAACATATGATGTCCCAATAACTGAGCCAGGGGTGGTAGGAGTACCACTATAATTATCACTAACGTCAGCACCGGCAGTATCATGTAAGTTAACTTGAGTACCATTCTTTATTTCAAAAAGTCCTAACATCTCCTTAACTACAACATAACTACCATACTGAGTATTAATAGTTTGACTAACAGCGTTGGAAGAGTCTGTACCCTTGCGAACCGGGGCTCGGGTATTATTAAGCAAACTTATACGCTCACCCTTAACATACGCAGTACCTGGGCTAACAATAAGGTTAAAATGAGTAGTATTACCGCCAACAGTACTTGTATCTAACCTAAAAGTATCAATAACATAGTTACCACTTTCCTCAAATGTTCTACGGGCAAGCTCTTTATTAATAGAATTAAATTGAGTAACAGATCTATTTCTTACCACATTTCCATCTTGAAATTCTAATAATGGTAAAAAGTCATTATTTGCTGCGCCTACTTCAGTGTTTACTACTAATAGGGTGGGGGTAAGCTGCAAGCGATTAGCACCTGGAGCAGCAAAATTAGGGGAGCCTGTTGCAAGATCAAGTAAAGAGGAGTCAACGTTACTATTAACTATTGCCTCTGTTGTAACAAATCCCACAGATTTATTATGTACATTAGAGGTATATTTTTCTAGAATAGCTATCTGTGGTGATACTCGTACAAAATTACCCTTTTGGTAAATAATGCCTCTATCAGTCTTAACAACTGCACCTCTTCCTACGGGGGCGGTATACGTAGAATCAGCAACTCTAACTTCTGCAATAAAGTTTACTGCTGTAAGTGTTGCACCTACACCAGCAGCAGTATTGCTAATACTAATAGAAGGTACTGTTGTATATCCAGTACCTTTGCTAACCATGGACACGTCAACTATTTTACCATCACCGTTAGTAGTAATAGTTGCAAGTGCACCGCTTCCAGTATTACCGGAAATAACTACTGAATCGCTGTTAGTATATGAGCTACCGCCAGCGGTAATAACAATCTTTTCTACTGTACGGTTAACATTAAATACTTTAATTACATCATTATTTGAGAATACCTTTTGCCCTGAAGTACCAGTGTTAATGTACTTGATATAAAGAGTATTAAGATCGGGATTTTGAGACTGAAGCCCCTCAGCACTATAAACAACGAGGGCCTGGAGATTAAATGCCTCTTGAATAAGTAGTTGGTCACGATAAGAGCCTAAAGATACCGGCTGACCGTCTTCTTGAAGATCATTAATTTTAATGTACTTGTAACTATAGTCTGGAAAAATATTACATCCATCTATAATAGTTCCTCTTACGTATACATTATCACCAAATCTCTCAACTTGTGTCTGCAGTATAGTTTGTAGTTGAGTTAACTCGCGTGCCTGAAGCGCAACACCCGGTCTAAAGAGGATACGATGATAGTTCTTCTCTTCATCGAAATCATCGAAGTACGGAGTTACATTTAAATTTGTCTCGATTGCCATATGGTCCTCTTAGAATTGGAGCACTATTCTGAATGCTTCAGATTGTGAGTTTGATCTTGAAATTGGTTCACTGTTTTCTATGTATATCACGTCGCCAGAGTTCTTTACTATGTCTGGTGTATATTTAACTGAACCTAAAGTATACGTTGCACTACCACTTACCTGTAATAGTTCTTCAGTAGGATCGGCATTAATAGGTCCTTTTTCTGAAGTTAAGAACAAATAAGTTGAGTTAGCCGAATGAAAGTATGCATTAGATAAAGAAACTTCGGTTTGATATACTATTGAGTCATTAGCAAATGCCAAAGTATTAGCAGTATATGAAATTCTGGTTCTATTATCGAATGTGTTCCAGCTATTGTAATTCTTTTCATTAACGTTAATAGCGGTAATGTTTGCAAATGCTCCAGAAGTACTACCGATGACCGGTCTACCAACTACGAACTTCGGCGTTGCATTAGTTAATGTAGCATACGGTGAAACATTACCTTCTTTAATACCCGTTGCAATAACAGATGCTTTGGCAAGCGTTGCATATGATGCGTTAAAAGAATTGTTGGAGGTGAGCTGTAAGTAGGTACTGTTAGTAACCGTATCTACTGTTCTAATGGATTGAAGCTGGGCGGCAGTATCAAAAACTAAAACAGTATCACCAGCTTGTAATGCATTGTTTAAATCTGTACCCAGGCCTACCAGTGTACCGGTACTGGTATTAGTAGTTACTGTGCCTATAAGTTTTGCAAAACTGACTTGACTGATAGTTTCACCGGCACTAAAGGTACCAACCTCACTACCCAGTGTTAGTGTTACATTATCAAAGTACGGATCCTTGAGGATCATTATCTGTCTGTAATCATTGGAGGTTGAAATATATCCCCCCTCATTATTAGACAGTTGAACGCTTATAGTTAATGCGTCTGATCCTAGCTCTTGAGGTGCATTCTTACCATGCCCGCCAACAGGAGGTATAACAGGTGATACAGAAGTACCAACTGCCACCCCACCGGTATTACCTCTAACCGTTGCCTCTGCATAGGTGTAGTTAGAGCCTCTGTTAACCATAACAACTTTTGATACAAAATTATTAACAGTACTGTTTGATGCAATGACTGCATAGCCGGCGGCAGCTTGCCCATCACCTACAATCACAATATTAGGAGTTACTAGATATTGTGAATCTGTACTAGGTGGGGTAGAGAATGCGTTATTAACTGTAACTACCCTGGTTGCGGCTTCGTATGAAACAATCGACTTTAATTGTCCACTACCGGTACCAGCAGAGATGTAAATTGAACTGCCTGTATAGAAATCAGAGTTAGATGCTGCATTAGAATTAAGTCTATAACTAAATTCATTACCTCCGGTAGGAATAGCATCTCTTAAATCATCCACCGTAAAGCTACCAGTAAGGACGGATACGTATCCTGATCCTGCATTAGTGACTTTAACAACGTCAATAGCTCCTGATACTGAATTCCCTGCAACGTTAGCGCTTGTAATAACAGGCATGTAGTCGCTGGTTGCAAACTTTTCAAACGTTGCCTCAGGCATTTTATAAATGAGCTTCCATTTATATCCATCACCAGTAGTGATAAAGTTGCATGCAGATTCAACTGTGCTGCTAGGTTGAACAGTAGATACTGCCCCTCCATTATTATCTAATACTTTATAAACATAGTAAAAAGACCCAGCATCTACAGCGGCATAAAACGCCTTACTGTAAAGATCAGGATCATTATTATCATACATTGCATATGCAGTATTGGTGGTCCAGTTATGTCTTGGAACTACCAAATTGACGTCTGTTGGTAATATTTTTTTACCAAATATAATCTCTTGATATGGTCTTACTTGTAGTTCTTGATTCGTCTCATTAGGATCTGGAACGCTATCGTCACCGCCTGCATAAGGGGTGTGCTTACTGACAGCAACATAATAGATGTTATTTGCAGGCTCGTTTAAAGACTCAATAACCTGCTCGGCTACATGCTTGCTGAATGATTTGGAAACTATTTTTGACATGTCTTTATTTATTATGTAATTGTGACTGTACTTTGGGCTACATTAAGTTCAACATTAGCAGTAGATGAGGTGACTACTTTACCAAATAGTTTGGTCCCGGCAACGTGTAGAACTTGCTTTAAGAGGTCTGAATATACACTTAAAGGTTTAGAACTTTGAACTTCATATGAGAATTCTTGGTAATACTCACCGTCATGTATATAGTCAGCGTCGTCTAGTAGACCTCTTGCAGCACTGTAATAACCCGAACCTGTACCAGTACCCCCAATATTAATTTTACCTCTACCAATTCTCTCACCATTAAAGGATGAGAATATGGCTGTTTGATCTTGGAGATAATAAACCCCAGAGTCTGTAATTGATAGTGTGGAAACTGATCCTGAAGATGCTACTACGTTTGCGGTGACGTTAGCATTTCTACCTATTACAGCAGTACTTGAATCTATTAAATCGACAGTAACCAAGGCAGTCTCACCTGATGTCTTACCTACAATAGTTCCTCCAGGAGTAAAATCGGTAAATAAACTTGTACGCTTTACCTTGAGTACAGAGGTGTTGGAGCCAGATTTGATCTTTCCTTTTGCAACTGCAGCCGAGGTATCTGCCGCTGTACTCAAGATATCAGTAACGCTTCTTGTAGTTGCACCGTTTAGTTGAAATACTTTATATGCATTGTCTACTGCGGTAACGGTTGCATTGGCAGTACCAGTAGATGTTACTTTTGCACCACTAACAACAAACGACCCACTAGCACTCTTAATAATTAATGTGGTTGAATTAGACGCAAGGATCTCACCATTTACTGCACCTTGGGTTGCAGTTGCACCTACAGTGAATCCTGTATTAGTAGATACTGTTAACTTAGATGTAGTTATGGTATTTGTAAAGACACCTGTGTTACCGGTAAGAACGGTTGTGTAGGTATTGGTTAAGGCGTCTTTTGTAGTCGAGTAAACAAACCCAGTACCTGTAACCGTTATGCCGTTATTGGTAGTTATATACTCACCCACATCATAGGTGTTAGATGTATTACCAGTATAGGTATTAGAGGTTATTGAAATAGAAGGTGAATTGATAGTTTGTTCAATAGTCTCACCTGTGGTAAATCCTATGTTCTTAGATAGAGTATTAATTTCTAAGATAATATCTCTCTTACCGTAAGCAGCAACTCCTGCCTCTTCTAAGAATACAAACGGTGCAATGTTATAGTTTTCACCAGGGTTAATACCAGTTAAGCTGGATATAGTACCAATGGTCTTTGATTCAAATCTAAGCAAATCTAAAATAGGGGTATCAGCATCACCTAGAGGTGCTTTAGTAAATCCATATGGTGATGCAGGTAATATATCGGCACCTGAACCCGCACTTGCACCGCCCCCGGAATCTAAAATAGATGCTGATGGAGTGGATACAATAAGGTTACCTACGTTGGCAGACAGATTAACTATTACAATAGTCCCAGAAGCATCTGTAATTAAAGATGCATTACCAGCAGTGAATGATCCAGCACCTGTATTACCCCCACTGAATACTATTTTGTCGGTATTACTATATCCAGAACCGCCTGATATAATACCAACAGAGGAGAGGTTACCATAACCGGAGTTAGCACCAGATATGAGCATGGTGCTAAAAGGAACACTATTGCTACCAGGTCCATCATTGTTGGAGCTGAGTAGGTCAGGAGATAATAATACTACCTCTGAATCAGAGATACTACCAATGGAGAAGTCAGCACCTGTGCCTGATGATACCAACACTAAATTGGCTACTGAATTAGAGGTGAGTCCGGTTATGAGTGTCTTAGAGGAGGTGGTTGCGTAAAAGGTATTAGTAGTATTAGTTATACCGACTGCAGTAGAGTTAGATCCAATTAAAAGTCCAAGGGATTTATAATTAGTATTTGATGAGTATTTACCACCAAGATCGGCAGCTAAGAATATGGTTGTGTTAACAGTAGGAACGTCAGAACTTAAAACAGTGTTACTAGAAGACCAACGAGCACTACCACTTACAGATTCAAGAGAATAAAAATACCCATTGGTAGCAGCCGTAGGGGTACCGTTTGCAATGTAAGTGGCGTAGTCAGAGTCGGAGTATGTATTAAATACGTCGGTATTAGTAAAATTGCCTGAGGTATTACCAACTACAATAACATTGACATTGGCGTAGTTGTGATTAGACTCTCTTGGAATTGCCAACACCCTACCACTTGCTAGTGATGAGGTTTGTAAAAGATATGTTCCTACATGCAGACCATTTGATGCAATAGTTGATGTATTTACTGTTAGAAGAACTACGTTAGATGTGCTAGTAACGATGCCAAAAGAGGTATTGGTGCTACCGGTACGCTGACGTAACTGGGTACTAACCGTAAAGGCAACTGCAGTATTAGTTGCAATAAAAGCACTATTAGTATTATACACTATAGTGTTAGCAAATGTGCTACCAGAGATAGGGTTAATAATTAATGTAGCAGTATTTGAATCTGTATTCTGGGTGCGGCTTGCAATAATGGAGACCGCCCCACTATGATTGGTAAGTGTATCGCCAGGGCTAAAGTTACCTATTACATTGTTAATTGCAAGGCTATAATTATTCTGCTCGATTGTTTCGAATTTTTCAAACGTTGTTATTTCACTATTTGAGTTAGTAAGACTGGTATAGGTAAGTACCTTTTCTGATACTGTTGAGTTAGCAGTAATAGAATAACCCCACCCACCATCGACTAATGTAAATCGAACCAATCCAGTCTGCGATTCAACAGCACTTACAATAGCCTTACCTTCAACCCCGGTAGAGGAGGTAATTGTTACTTCTTCACCTCTAGAAAATCCTTCACCTGCCTCAGTAACATTAATAGAGTTAAATGAGCCAAATACCTTGGGTGCGTTCTCAACAATACCATCGGTTGTAATAATATCACCGACCTCAAACCCCCCACTTATGCTGCTTAGAAATAACAAATCAATATTTTTACCATTAATGTTTCTAGTTATAACATACTCTACGAATGCGGTGGCGTTTGATCTTGACCCTGTAATTTGTTTACCAGCCATCCCAGCCGTTTTCGTAGTAGGTGTTACTTCCAGATATTTTGGAATGGTCCATTCACCATCAGAGCATCTAAAGATGTCATCCCCAGGTGTATAAATTTCAATCTTAATGCCGTATACTAGACTGAATAATAGGTCTAGTGATTGAGATGATCCTTTTGAGCTAAAGATATCATGGGCGGCTTTGATGAGGTTTCTTCTATTAGAAAGTGAATTAAAATTCACACCCTTAAGATACTTCTCCTTGAAGTATACGATGTAGTCTTCAACCGTTCTATCAATGTCCCTGTATTCAGGCAACGATCTTGAATGATATAAGGTTGCCCCTGCCACATTTATACCGTCAATTTCATAAGTCTTGGTACTAAGCCATTTATAGTATTCTTTTAAGAACAGAACAAAAAGAGGCCCCTCTTCCTGATAAAAACCAGGAAATTGAGAGTCAATTAGCGGGGTGATTAACTTTTCGACTTCTTTCATTCTTTAATCGCTTCAACGCTTGCAACTATGTCGGCATCTTCGATTATGATGAGCTGGTTCTTAGTAGAACTAATATCTTTAATTTTAGGTGTGGCAAAGAGATGGACATGAGCATCCGAGGCCGGGGTATAGCTATCAACGTTTAATCTTGATAGAATAACTTTACCTAAAATATAATCTACCGTTCCTACTTCAGATATAATAGACTGAACCCCGGTAGATGAAGAAGTGTATAGATTAACAATACCTTCCCCGTCATCCATAATAAAAACTAATTTACCATCTTTAAGCATCGGTGTGCTTCGAACGGCAGGGATAGTTGCTCTTAATGATTCTTCTAATGAGATGACTAGCTCTGAGGTAAGTTCAAAACCAAACTCAATGGCAGCACTGTAATCCTGACCTGGAGTCGGAATAAACTTTTTGAAGGGCTTGACCTCTAAGTCTACACCCAGAATACTTGGATGGCAGTTATTGATACTCTCTACCAACTTACTACTACGTAAAGTCTTCTTGAACCCATCAAGGTACGTTGCATTGTAGTTACTGATAGTTGTTTCTACTAATGTCTTAATATCTGATATACTTTGATTAGTCACATTGACATTATAGCGGACGGTGGTGTCAACTTCCACGTACAAGAAATCTGGGTCTTCAATAACCGGATCAATTGAGACTGGTGATCTTTGTTTTAAGAATTTGTAGTATCTATTTTTATCTAAGTCGGACACACCATCAGCACCAATAAGATCAACAGCCACGTATACTTTACCATATACTGGAGGATCTTTATCTTCTCCACCGTAAGCTGCAGCACCTGCAATCTCGGGAAAATTAGTTGTTAGTAATGTTTCATAATCAGAGGCTGTGACTGCACGCTCTTGATTCTGATAATAACGGGGTGCATTTAATTTAATGCTCTCAATTGACTCATTAACTGCACCTCCGACCGCTGATGCAACTGTAGTAATTGTAGATACGTTTGATTGACCTTGTATTGAACCATCAATACTGAATGTACGTGCACCATTTGGTAACTCACCATTACCTGCCAAGTAGTTAACAACAATAGTAGATCCACTCTTCGGTGTTCTACCTTTAACATCGTCACCGAATATAATTTCGTATTGATTGTTCTCTGCGCCCTGTACAAAGAATGCTGGGGTGGTAGCATCTACCCCTAGAAACGAGGTATACTTAGAATAGCTAATAACATTAGCACCATTATTTTCAATGGAGTTAATAGTTAGAAATCTAGTATCAACTGTATAGTTAGATAGAACAAAGCGCTGGGAGGTATTTGCAGCATCATAAACATATGAGTCTGTTAGGAAGTTTCCTTCATATACATCCAGGGTAATAGGAATGATGTTACTGCTATTGGCAATAAAAGTCTTATTCTCTACTGTTGCAAATGAGTAGTTATTACTTCCAACTTTGGCTGTAAATGTAGTACCTTTTGGAACTACTATAACTGAAATGCTAGATGATGAGGGGGTAAGGTTAAAGGAGATCTGGGCCTGGGCTGATCTATAGCTTCTAGGCACATAATTCAATTCCTTGGCATGTGAGACAACACTGTCTCTAATAATAGCAGAATCAAGGAACATCTCACTTGCAACCATATTTAAATAGTATGAATTGAGATAGGTGTTATAAGACAAGATGTCTAACACCTGGCTTATATTTGAGCCATCAAAATCATAATCCTTAAACGGAGAATCTGATCTCTGTAGGTAGCTTCTTAAATTTTGTTTTATAGTGTCGAAATCGACATCTACTAGACTTATACTAGTATTTGACATTACCTTACCCTGTTAAGAATTAAATTGAGTGTGATAGGCTCTGTAGTATTTATTGTGGAGAAAATAACAGATACATCATATGCATTTTCGTCCGGCATTCCTGATACTATCACCTCTATAAGTTTTGCGCGTGGTTCAAAGTTACTAATAGATGTTTCAATGTACTCACGTAATAGAGATTCTGTCACTGACGATACATTTTCAAATAGTAACGCCCTGATGTTACTGCCAAAGGTAGGGTTAAAAAATCTCTCACCCCTATTGGTTTGTAGTATATTCTTGATAGATCTCTTAACCGACTCTTCGTTAATGTATCTAAGGAGATCTAATTTATCAGGATGCTTATCAAAGTTAGTATAGAGGTCAGCATACGTTTCTCTGACCCCTGTAGTTCTAACTCCTAAATTACCTGTTTGTCTTATAACTGCCATATGTTAATCCCCGATGAATACTGTACCTGAACCAGTCTCAATGACGTTGGTGCCTGCTGGGTTATCGTCATTGGCACTACCAGTACCATCATCCCCGGTATCGGCTGTATCACCAATTCTTGCTGCACCCATTGTACCGTAGTTCATATTGATAGTCTTACCATTCATAACAATATCACCGGTTACGTTCATCGTATAGTTACCGTCTACCTGAATATTAACATTACCCTTAATGTAGACTTCTCTGTTATTGGCAACAATTTGGAAATCATCATCGTTTACTTTGGTAATCATTCTACCATCTTGATTGATTTCTACATAAGTACCGCTCTTATGGAAGATATGTAGTCGTTCGTGTCCGGTAGTATCATCTACCTCAATGACATGACCGCCTTCGGTTCTCATAACCTTGTTAAAAGGATATTTAGCGGCATAAGAGGTATCAGGCTCGGGCCCTATGGTAGTCTTTTCTACTTTGTTTAATTCCCTGGCTTCAAATGGCACATCATGATTGTTTACCTGGTTGCCAGGAATACCGGCAAGAGACCCCAGGATGACTGGCATATTACCGTCATTACCATCCATAAAGAAGCCAACAACAGTTGTACCTACCCTAATACCAGTCGGAGATACTCCTACCTTATCTAAGTTAGAATTATTTACGGTATTCATTACCATAGCCCAAGGCAGCTCATCGGTGCTGGTTCTACTTTGACTCTCTGAATGTAGGTTGTAAACTCTTACCTTTAAACGGCCCAGCAACAGGGGATCATCTCTATCTTCAACCTTACCAACAAACCATCTGAACCCCTCTTCACCCAAGCTCAACGTAGTCATACACCTACTCCAACTCTATTGCAGTCAAACACAACGCGGTGCTTGAACTTATTTTCTTCATAAACAATAATATGTCTTAGTTTAGTAATTAAGTAATTACCTGAATATCTATTATCATCATTCTTCTTACCTGTTGTACCCGAGGTGTCTGGTAATTTTAACTCAACCATATCACCCACCGATAGATAATTATCACCATGTACCATACATCTGGTTACGGCTTGATTAAATAATTTTACAAATGCTCGTCTATAGCCAAGAAGGTCGGCTACAAAGTCCTCACCCCTGCTACTATCTTTAGGTGCAAACATGTAGGTAGGGGCACCAGAGAGTGCCTGATCCACCAAGGTAGTAGAATTAGGAATAGATGAATTTCTATCGCTATAAATGAATTTACTGGCTTGTTCAGTTATATCAAATTTAGTTTCATCAAATGACTTAGTTAATAGGTCAAATGACTTTACGTTATTTTTAAAGTACCCAGAAGTTAGTTTATCAATGGTATCGAACTTACTTAATTGTTCCAGCTGAATAATATTTCTAAAAACATACGTCTGTCTAACACTATCGGTACCGGCTTCTGGTGCATGGGTAAATATCTTACTACCAATACTCTCCTTGCCATCTTCTATAAGTTTTTCGATAGAGGTAAAGTTATACCCGTATTGATTCTCATAAAATACAAATACACCCCCTGAAGGTCTCTTGGCGATAGCTTTTTGTCTTAAGAAATCGATGGCCTGAAAGGGGGACATTCTAGGAATAGTAATTGGAACTATACCTCTGGTTTCCTCAATTACCCTGCCCTTACCTGTCTCAACATCTTGATCTAGAATATTGTTGACTATCTTATCAACAGTTTCCTTATAGCTTCTCTCAGTTAAATTAATACTACTGGTAAAGTGCTCAGGCGATACCGCCTTTAAGATATAAGTTGATGCCTTGTTACTAGGATCAACCCCTGTACTAGATACGGAGAAGGTTTTAAGTTTGTAAATAGTCATACTATCACGCCCAGGTGTTATGTATGAAATTTCTAAAAACTCTTCACCTAAGATAGGAAAGTCCTTAACTAAGTTGACCCCATCCTTTAATAGTATTTCGGCGTACACCGAGGGCTGTTCTATATCTTCAAATATAGATAAAGAAATTACTTGACCTCGAATATCCCTGGTTGCTGATTTATTATAATTGGTCATCTTCATGCCAATTATTTTTATATCACCAGGATCGTAAACCTTATTTTTCATACCAATTCGCTAAGTTCTCTTTCAATCTGGTCTACGTACGCCTTATCAATTAACTTAATTGATCTCTTACTCTCATTTACCTCGGTCTCGTAAGTATACGCCGTTACTGGTTCCCAATAGAATAACTCATCTGATGAGATAGGGGTGCTTATGGTATTGGTGTTAGTAACGGAGGTGGTGGTAAATGTATAATTTTTAACCAAGCTTCCTACATTACCGGCTGTATTAGAAAACTGACCCTGAATATTGTTAATCAAAACTATGTTGTTAGAGGAGAATTTCACCTCACCTGTGCCCGACGTCACCCCGCTGGTGTTCTGACTGATAAGATCCCCAACAGAAAAGCTACTTGAATTAGCAACAGTTAGTTGAATAATTTTGTTTGTATCAACTACTCTATCTGAAGGAGTACGTACGTAACTTACCACGCTATTGTTAAACCCGGTAACCGGGCTAAAGTACTTCTTAACTGAAGATGTAAGGGCGGCATAACCTGAAGGTGTCTTAACTGAATCATCGCTTCTCCAATTATCTCTCCAGAATAAAATCTTTTCCATAGCTAGATTTTTTTGACCATATTTCTCTAGTATAAAATTATCAAATTCAGTAGTAGTTAACGGCCAGTCATAGTATGGATCAAACATTGCATTGCTCATATACACCAGCCAGCTATATCTTGAATCTTCGTAGTACTGATATGCAATAGTATCTGGTCTCTCACCTTCAGTAATAACATAAGGATAGAATACAGCTCCGGTCTTTTTAACTAAATCGGAGAATGTAATTCTAGTAAATATGTTACGTACAGGTACACCATTATAGTTAATGATGTCAAATTGGCTAAGAAGTGTATACATTAAGGACCCGGAGGTGTTTGTGGTTGTTGTTTAGTTGTACCTGCCGACATTGCTTGACCAACCTTACCGGTAAAGTCTCCACTCAGGATATCGTTTCGTGATAGGGGTTCGATTTCTCCAAAATCAAGACTTATCTCAATTTCAGCAGCATGTTGACCACCCAGAAAGAATACCGGGGTACCGGAAGGTGAGTAATTAACATTCATAGACTTTAAGTAACAGTTCTTAAAGTAATAGAGTGAGTTCTTATTTGCAAATTCTATGGTGCAGACATCAGGGAAGTTAAATGTAAGCCCTCTCTTTT